CTACAGTATTTCATTGATAATGCTCCTGATAGCATATCACGCGCAAGATATTCTGCTACTATGGAACGCTCTATTGGTATTGGTGCCCTCGGTTTTCATGCATATCTACAAAAGAAAAACATCCCCTGGGAATCATCACTCGCAGTGAGCGTAAACAAAAGAATCTTTAACAATGTGAGAGGTAAACTCGATGTTGCAAATAAAGAATTGGGCACCGAACGCGGTGAAGCCCCCGATTGCGTTGGCTCTGGCAATCGTTTTGCCCATCTTATGGCTATTGCTCCCAATGCAAGTTCATCTATTATTATGGGTAATACCAGCCCTAGCGTTGAGCCTTATCGCGCTAATGCTTATCGTCAAGATACTTTATCGGGATCTTTCCTGAATAAAAACAAATTTCTGGATAAAATTATCAAGGAGAAGGTGGATGAACAATCAGTGGACTACCAAGAAATCTGGTCAAGCATTATTGCAAACGACGGATCAGTTCAGCACCTTAGTATACTATCTGACTGGGAAAAAGACGTATTCAAAACGTCTATGGAGATTGACCAGCGATGGATTGTGGAACACGCAAGTCACCGACAGAGTTTCATTGACCAAGCGCAATCCATTAACCTCTTTTTCAGACCTGACGTAGACATTAAATATCTTCATGCTGTACACTTTCAAGCTTGGAAACAAGGTCTCAAAACTCTTTATTATTGTAGATCAGAAAAAATCGGCAAAGCGGATAAAGTTTCAAACAAAATTGAAAGGCAAGTTATTCAAGAGGTCGATCTCAAAGCACTTGCACGTGGTGAAGAATGTTTAGCGTGTGAGGGCTGAAATGTCTTTTCTAGTTGCAAACCTTCCTCCTGTACATTGTTATATTCGCCGTGAATTCCTTTATGATTTTGAAAAGGGTCACGGCGAATATGAACCGTGTATTTGGGTATCAATTAAAAGTTTGAGAAGTCAAGCTTTTCGAATCGAATCATATCTTCCTAGATATGGGGCACTTTATGATAAATTACCTTTACATGCATATGTAAGCAGAAAGGATAATTTAGAGATATCTTCATTTTTACCTCTCGATACTCTTCAAATATGGGATTGCTTCAGCTATAATATTGCAATCTTACAAAAGGCATTTCTTCGAAACTTATCATGTCAGTTTTATGCAAAAGATAAACAGCTTTATTCTGGCAATTATCTTTTTACTGTTGACAATGCAAGCCCAGATTTGAATATAATCGACACTAGCTATAGTGAATGGCCAGAAGATCATAAGTCATTCAATTTTATTGAACTTGATAATGGGCAATATGCAGCACAGCCAAATAATCGATGTATATTTTTTGATGCTGCAAGCAACCCAAAACAAATGTTGTTTCCAGATTTTAAAGTTTGCACAAAAAAATATATTGTAGAAACAAATCCAAAATGGCGTTTGGGTGATACAACTGATGTAATGTATACCAAGTAAAGGATTCAAATGAAAAAGATTTATCGTTTTACTGCCTCTTGGTGTCAACCATGCAAGGCATTATCAAAAAATTTAGAGTTAGCTAATTTAGATATTCCAATTGAAGTGATTGATATTGATGTTTTCGAAGATATTGCTATTGAATATGCAATTCGATCAGTTCCAACTTTAATTCTGAAAGGTGGCGAAACTGAAAAAAGGTTGGTTGGAGTACATTCACCAGAACAAATAAGAGAGTGGGCAAATGGTTAAAAAGAAACTAAAACTAACAGATGAACGAAATTATTTTAAACCTTTCACATATCCTTGGGCATATGATTCATGGCTTAAACATGAACAAAGTCATTGGCTACACACTGAAGTTCCAATGATCGAAGATGTTAAAGATTGGAAAAACAAATTGACACAAAATGAAAAAGAATTTCTTACGCATATTTTTAGATTTTTTACGCAGGGAGATATTGATGTTGCTGGCGGTTACGTCCGTAATTACTTACCTCATTTTCCTCAGCCTGAAATTCGTATGATGTTATCTGGTTTTGCTGCGCGAGAAGCTTTACATATTGCTGCATATAGTCATTTGATTGAAACTCTTGGGCTACCAGAAACTACATATAATCAATTCTTTGAATATCAAGAGATGCGTGATAAACATGATTACGTTTTGAATCAATCTAATAGCTTAGTGAACACATCATCTGTAGCAAAAAATATTGCATTATTCTCCGCTTTTACTGAAGGTATGCAATTGTTTAGTTCATTTATTATGCTGCTGAATTTTCCGCGTCAAGGAAAAATGAAAGGTATGGGTCAAATCGTAACTTGGTCGATTGTTGATGAAACTATGCACGCCGAGTCAATGATTAAATTGTTTAGAACCTACATAGAGGAAAATCGTGAAATTTGGAACGATACTCTCAAATCTGAAATCTACACTATTGCAACAAGAATGGTTGACCTCGAAGATCGTTTTATTGATTTATCATTCGGCATGGGCGATATGCATAATCTATCTTCTGATGACGTTAAAACCTATATTCGTTACATTACTGATCGTCGCCTTATTAGTCTTGGTCTCAAGGGCATAATGAAAGTGAAAAAGAATCCATTGCCTTGGGTTGAAGAAATGATTAATGCACCAACTCATACCAATTTCTTTGAGAATCGTGCTACTGATTATGCAAAGGGTGCATTATCTGGAACATGGGATGAAGTTTGGGGAAAAGCCGCTTAATTTTGAAAGGAGAATAATCATAGAAAAAGTAATAACAGCAGAGTGTTCTGAATGTGAATCATCTTTTGAGTTAGTCTATGAAGAAGAACTAGTATCCGACGATACGCCAAGTTTTTGCCCATTCTGTGGCGAGAAAATCGAGGACATCCAAGAAGAATATATAGATCAGGATGACTTTGATGATGAGATAGAGGGATGGAAATAAATTGGATTTACGAAGATAAAGATTTTTCTGAAGAGCAGATAGAGGATAACTATGGCTTTGTATATGTAATTACAAATTTACAGACCGGTAAAAAATATATCGGGAAAAAGTTTTTTTACTCGTTAAAAACAAAAGTTATTAAAGGTAAGAAAAAACGGCAAAAATTATCTTCGGATTGGAAAACATACTTTGGTTCTAACACAGAACTACAAAATGATGTTAAACTACTTGGACAAAGTATGTTTAAAAGGGAAATAATTTATCTTTGTAAAACAAAAGGCGAGTGTGGTTACATGGAAGCAAAAGAACAATTTCAAAAATGTGTTCTTGAATCAAACGAATACTACAATACTTGGATAATGGTAAGAGTTAGAAAAAATCACCTAAAAGGTATTAAATGATGGACTTAAAAAAGATTGATCCTAGTTTATATGATGGTGTTGATTTTTATCGTCAAGACAATCAATCAATTAATATTTCGGCATTTAAACTAATAAAAACAGGTAATAAAAAAGACGGCTCGCCAATGGGTGATTTGTATGATATTATCATATTTCCTGATGTAAACAAAAAACCTTCTTTGCCCGAAAGATTTCAAGCAATATTAACTTCACCTTTAGATTATGTGGAAAGAATGGTTGAAAGTGGTTTTCTTGGTGTTGTTGTGCGAGCAACAGACACCTCTGATGACTACATGAAAGAAGTTTTCGATGAAATTAATGAAAATATGATTGTTAGTATTAAAAACTATGAGGAACGTGAAAATGTTAAATAAGTATGAGCTTAAAGAAGTTTTGCAAAATTCGGTTGTTACTGTTGTTTTCACGAAGGTTGACGGAACAGAAAGAGTGATGAATTGCACGTTGCTCCCAGAATACATTCCACAAGTTGTTGCAGAAAAACAACAACTTTTGACAGAAAGCTTGCCAAAAGCTGAAAATCCTAATACTATATCGGTGTGGGACGTAGAAAGCAATGGTTGGCGTTCATTCCGTATTGACTCTGTAAAGACTGTAACTAAAAATGAGACTCACATCCGTTAAAGATTATGAAAAGGTACTCTCAGGTGGAGAACCCACCTGGAAGAATGGTGAATCATCTATTGTCAAAGCATTGAATTGGTATAACTATCATTCAGATTTAAAAGATAGTAAAAAGTACACTATTCAATATCTCAAAGAAAATAAAACCAAAAAAGAAACACTCGATTTGATCGAAAAGGCTCCAGAGGAACTTTTTTCAAATCTTGGTTTTGTTTGCCGTATTAAAATGCGTGGCGGTCCAATTACTGAAAATAATCAGAAATGGATTGATACGACAATTGAATCTATCTCAAAGAAAATTAAACCTGCTGTAAAAGTAAAAACAGAAGAAGTTAAAACAATTTCAATTCAAGACCGCATTCAAGAAAAATCAAAAGAAATAATTGGTGAACTTGAAAGCGTCATCGACGATTGTTTTTCTGTTCGTGATTTTGATGCAGTTGATCCGTATGAAATCATGCAAACACTCTCCGTAAAAGGTGTTCACGCCAATCATATCATTTCCTTTTTTAAGACTCGTGTATCTGAATTTGAAGAAGTGCTTTCAAGCAAAGATTCGCAATTGATTGAAGGTTATTCAAACTTTTCGAAAAGTGAACTCAAGCAATATCTTGCATATCTTAAAAGAATCATTTCTGATGCAGAAAGAATCACTCATGTAAATAAGTTGACACGGGCTCCTCGAAAGAAAAAAGCTAAACCTGTCGATAAAGTGATTTCAAAATTGCAATTCAAAAAAGAAGACTCAGAATACAAAGTCGCATCGGTGAACCCAGCGGATATTGTAGGCTGCACTCAACTTTGGGTGTTTAATACAAAGACTCGTAAGGTCGGTGTATACAATTCAATCGACGATGCTGGGCTTTCGGTAAAAGGCACTACAATCATTAATTTCAACGAATCAACCTCCGTACAAAAAACTCTTAGAAAGCCTGAAGTGTCTCTTCCTGAACTTATCAAAGCCGGTAAAGTTACACTTCGTAAATTTTTGAGTAATATCAATGCAGTCGAACAGTCGTTGACAGGAAGAATTAATTCTGATACTATTCTTGTCAGGATTATCAAATAAAGGTTATCATGATTTTAATTGATCTCAATCAGGTTCTATTGTCTGGAATTATGGCACAAATTTCAGACAAGAAAACCAAAATCGAAGAAGGGCTTGTTCGCCATCTTGTTTTGAATGTACTTCGCACACATATCAAACAGTTCAAAACTGAATATGGTGATGTTATTCTCTGTTGTGATAATAAAAACTATTGGCGCAAAGAATACTTTCCTTATTACAAAGCTGGGCGCAAAAAAGCGCGAGAAAAGACCGATCTTGACTGGCATCTGATTTTTCAAATTCTTGGTGAAATTAAAAAAGAATTGAAACTGTATTTTCCATATCGTGTGCTAGACATTGATGGTGCAGAAGCCGATGATATCATTGGCACACTTGCCGCAAAATATGCAACCCGTGAAAAGGTACTCATCATCTCAAGTGATGGCGACTTTCTTCAACTGCAAATAAACAAGAATGTTAAGCAATATAATCCTGTAATGAAAAAATACATCAAGTCGGATAATCCCGTTCTTGATCTAAAAGAAAAGATTATCAAGGGTGACAAAGGCGATGGTATTCCAAACATCATTTCACCCTCTAATTGTTTCATCATGGAACAAAGGCAAAAGCCTATCACTAAAAACAAACTGAGTGATTTTCTTGATACGCACCATTCTTTTTATGAAGAATCTGCAAGGCTCGGTTTTTCCCGCAATCAAACATTGATTGATCTTAGTTTTACACCACAAAATATCAAAGACCAAATCAATGAAGCTTTTGAAAACACAAAGCCGGCACCCAAGTCTGCTTTGATTAATTACTTCATGGAAAAGAAACTTAAAAACCTAATGGATGTTATCGAGGAATTTTAATGAGAAAAAACATTTATGAAATTTTTGATGAGTTTGAACTCGCAAAAACAAAAAAAGATAAAATTGATGTTCTAGCAAAACATTGGTCGCCAACACTTAAACTGGTTTTGCAACTCGCATATCGACCAGAAGTTCAATGGAAGTACAACAAATATCCGGAAGAATATCACCCTCAAGATACTGTAAAAGGAATTTCTTTTGCATCACTTGATACAGAACTAAAGAGGCTGTATATTTTTCAAAAAGGAAATCCAACCGCAGAGAAACTAACCGAAAAAAGAAGTAAAGAACTTCTTATTTTGGTTCTAGAGTCTCTTGAACCACGTGAAGCGGATGTTGTCATGAATATTTTTAAAAAGGATCTGGGTGTGAAAGGATTGACAGTTAAGTTTATCCGTGATAACATTCCAGGAGTCTTGTAAATTAACTACGGAGTATAATAAGTGTCAAAATTCGTTGGAAAGTTTCGTCAAAATCGTAACTATATGGACGATGATGATTATTCAAAGGGCTTCTCTAAAAATAAAAAACGCAAAAAAGATGAATATCGAGAAATGCGTAAAATGAAGATGCGAAGTCAAGAAGATGACGCATACGGTTATGATGAAAATGAAACACCAAAACGAATGAAAACGTATTAAAAAAACAACACTTGACAGGATCCGTCGGATCTGCTAGAATAGCAGTTCGACGGAGAATACATTATGCTAATCTACACTGCGACTCAAAAGTCAAAGCACAAACTCGCGCCTAAAAAAGAGCGAGAAGAATATGATGCTTGGCTCAAAAAACATCAGACCAATCGAGTTATTAAACCTATTACT